CTATCCCAGTCCCGCCAACGCGGCCACCATGTCGGTTTCAGCCAAATCGATGCGGGCCGGGATACCGGCGATATCCGTTTCCGGATCGGCGATATCTGCCTTGGCGGCGAAATACAGGCCTTCGATTGCGGCGTTCACCGGCGTCCAGGCAACGTGCTTGGCGCGGATCAGGGCGGCCACTTCTGCAATGCTTGCGCCGTGCACACCCACCTCTGCAGACAGGTATGGATAATCGGCCGGGTCGATCTCTTCCTCGTTCAAGGCGGCCGCTTCGTGGCGCTCCACCTCGGCCAGCTTTTCGCGATAGGTCTGCGCTTTGGCGGCGCCGCCTGTCAGGACGGAGAGGCGCAGGCGCTCGGCCCGATTAGCCAGATCGGCAATCCCACGCTGGCGATAGGCGGCGATATCGTCTTCCGACATCTCGGCCGGCGCCATCACCGGCAGCGGCTCCGGATTGACAACCGGGTCAGCCGCCAGCGCGTCCCGCACCGACTTGGGAAGGTCAGCCTCGGCGAGGAATTCTTCACGGGCGACCGTCGACCAGGTCGACAGCCCATAAGCCGCGATCAGGGGCATGCGCCCGGCACGGTCGATAGCAGGTTGTCCGGCGAAGTGGACAGCTGCCTCAACCAGCTCTGGCGGATAGTGGCCGGCCGAATGGGCCCATTCGATCAAGGCAAGCGCCGCGTGGGCAGAAGACTTGGACTTCATGATGCGTTCCTTTCAGGTTAAGCGGCCAGGTCTTCCAGCGCCGCATTGGAGAGCCGGTAATCCCAAAACGAGACCCGGCGAAGGTAAGAGGAAAGATTGGCATCGTTCGGCGAGCCACCGCCGGGCCACCCCCAACCGAGTTGCAAGTCCTGGTCTGGGAATTCGTCGCCGCTCAAGACACTGTCCACGACCTGCGTCGCGCCTGTCGCACTCGCCGACCAAGTGTCACCATCCCAAGCCAGCGCGAGGGCAATTCTGTCGCCAACCGATAGATCACCAAGGGGTCTTGTCGCCGAGTTCGTCGTATAATCTTCGGCGCGCAACGAAAACTCGGCTTCGTCCTCGAGCCGATCCAGTCCGACGACAATGCCCCGCGACGTGTTTGGCCGCAGGAATGCCAGCGTCCCCGCACGATCCGGATCAGCGGACGAGGCGACCGCCTGCGGGACAACGCCCTCGGCAAACAACGTGCCGCGCCCGCCCGTCAGCCAGACATCACCGGTCAATGTGATCTTGTCGGCCGCACGCGTCGTTGTCCCAATAACACCATCGAGCGGCATCGCCGGCGAAGTCGCGTAAGACTTTTTCTCCAACTGCGGCAAGAATATCCGGACGGTGATGTCCACGTCGCCGGTGCCGGTACGGATATCAATACGGGGTTGAACATAGGCCGTGGAACCATTTGTCATCGTGGCGGTCTGCACCCAGCGGCGATGCTGGTGATCCGGCATGAACGAGGCGCCGTTGTTCACTGCCAGAGCCACGCCTGCATCCGAGCGTTCAACCTGACCCAGATTGACATAGTTGATATTGGCCGCCGTCCCGCCGACAACCTGCAAGCCGGTGGCCATTGTCCAGATCTGGTTTTGCAAAGCCGGGACCGAGCTGGAGCTTTCCAGATAAATTGTCGCGACGCCGGACGTCACTGCCCCGTGAACCCGCAAGTCGACATAGCGCGCGCCAGCCGACTTGCCAGACCCGACCACATCAACCGAGACACCGCCGGAAAGCTGCGTCAACCAGTGTGTCGGCAGCGTGCCAGGGCTGCCCGCCGCCGCCCCCACAGCCAATGGGTTGCGTATCCAGTTCGTGGTCGCCGGATCAACCAACAGGCCCTTACCTGTCAGCGCAGCGACACCCGGCGCGAACTCAATATGATGGCCGTATACGCCACCCGACTTGAAATCCCACTCGCCAGCATTCGACTTGCGTGAGGCGCGCGAGATCGTCAGGCGCGAGATCACATCAGCCGACCGGGTAGCCGTGCCGGTCTCGCCGAATTCCTTGATCATGGGCGATGTCGCAACCAGGCCCGTCTCAAGCTGCGGCATGGACAGCCGAATGCGCTGCGTACCAGCGCCGGAAAAAGTAAGCTGTGCGGCCGGACGCACATAGGCCACGGTGCCGCCGCCCGACAGCGTGACCGGGTGACCATACCGCGCCAGCTCGGTTGTCACCGCCTCGACAGCCTTGGTGTTCGGCGATACGAACGCGCTGGCCGTTCGCTCATCTTGGCGAAGTTGGATGCCTGAGAAGTTGGCGATCACACTGCCCACGGCGCGCGCCGTGACTGACAGGGTGCGCTCATTACCGGTCGCAGCTGCGATTTCGGCGGCGCCGGCGAAATAGATGATGGGCGACGCGGCGCCGCTCGCCACAATCTCAAGCTCGACATGGCGCCATCCGCGCTCACTGCCGGCGTCGGTCACTTCGATTGTTGTGCCATCGGTCGAGGCGCCCCAACCTGTCGGCAATTCACCACCGGACCCCAACACGCCCCGCACAGCGCCCTCGGTGCGCTCATACTCGATCAGGTTTTCGCCAACACCCTCATCAAGAGGCCCCAAATCCCCTGTCGCGCGCTGGTCGACGCCAAACTTGATAAGCCGGCCGACCGGGTCGCCTGAGCGGCCCGACCAGTTGGGATAATACTTCAAGCTGGCGCGGCTGCATGTTGCCAGCAGCTCGAACGCCGGCAACAATTCATCATCTCCCGTCGCCACGTCCTTGCGATAATAGAGGCCATCCACAAAGCGCAGATCGAGCGCGGCGCCATCGGCCAGCTGCCGCGCCATTTCCCGCGTGAGGCGGCGCACTTCATGGGTTGTCGGATGGGCGCCGGAAGAGAAATTGCCGGTTGCGAGATTCAGGGACATGCCGGGACCTATCGTTTCTGATGATCGACGAAGAATTTGATGTTGTTGAGAGAGAGCGCTGAATACGGTGCCAGGCCGTGATGGCTCACGTATGCGTTGTGGCCGCCGCCATCCAAGCCCTCAAAGCCGGCTGAGTCGCCGCCCGTGCCGGCCGAGTGGAGCGCCTTGTCGACCCGCCAACGGAAGAAATAGACATAGCCGGTGGCGGAATAATCGCCCGCACCCGTCAGCGGCAGCGTGTCCGGCGCGCCGAAAGAAAACTCGGCCGTGTTGTGGCGCTTGTCGCTGACCAGGTTCGCCGACACCGCTGAGTTGCCGCGCCCGTTCGCCATGTTCAAAGGCACTTGATAAACAAGGCCCGTCGTAGAGCCGACCGCCGGCGCCGAGCTGCCGAACGGCAGGCGATAAATCTCGTGATACCAATGCATCCACTCAAACAAGTCGCCGCCGGCCTTGAGCCAGTAGACCACACCAAGGTCGACCTCACCGCCGGGATTGCCGCCAACCAGATTCACCGACAGCGTCAAATCTTCTGACACACACGGGCGAGGCCCCGACGCGCCATGCGTGTAAGGGTCGAGCGCGCCAGCCGGCGATGGCCAGATCTTGTGTTCGGTCAGGGTGGCAGACGGCGGCCGGACAGAAACCGCGCCGCCGGCCAGTTGGAGCGTGTCGATTGCCGCCGTGCCCATGTGCGCGTTCGTGATAACGACGTCTTGAATATCCGCCCAATTTGCCTTGATGCCATTAAGCGTGAGCGTGCCGGTGCCACTGTCGTATGTGAAAATTTCTTCGCCTTCGATGACGAAGAAGTCGAAGGCGAAGTTGACGGTCGCCGTCTCGCCATCGGAATGCGCCTGCATGCCGTTGATCTTGCCGCCCACATCCAGCGTGAACCCATAGGTCGCTTCCAACCGGTTGTTCACATCAGCCAGCGCGCCGGCATTCACAGAAACCGCAGACGCGTTGTCCCCAATCGCGGCGTAGATCAGGTCCTCAGAGGCCGAAAGCGCGTTCTCTGCGTTCAGCTCGACTTCATCAACGCGGGCAATGGTGGCGCGGGCGAGGATATCCTCCTCGGCCGTCGTCTGGCGCGCATCGAGCGCGACAATGGCCGCCGCGTTGACCGCAACCCCATCCGTCCACGCGTTGTGTTCCTCGATGATGGCCGCTTCAGCATTGCCCAATCGGACAACCGCGCCCTCGATCTGGACGAAGGCCGTTTCGGTCTCGGTTGCCCGCACCTCGCGCTCGGCAACATAGCCCGCGAATCCGGCCAGGACTTGCGCCGTCAAGCTGTCCAGCCGCCGCGACGCCGCGCGCAGACCTTCGGTCGCATCAACCTCGACTTCATCAACTCGCGTATTGGTGGCCCGCGTGAGGATATCACCCTCGGCATTCGTCATGCGGCCATCCAGCGCGACAATGGCGCCCGCGTTGGCGCCCGTCTCGCTCGCTCGCGTCGTCTCTTCCGTCGCCAGATCGGCCGCGACTGCCGCGACCGCGTCGGCGTTATCGCTCGCCTCACCTTCGACCACGTCCATGCGTGCCGTGAGCAGCAACCGAGCCGCCGCCTCGGCAGCAACCGCGTCCGTCCACGCGGTGTTTTCCGCAATGATCGCAGCTTCAGCATTGCCCAACCGGACAACCGCGCCCTCGATCTGGACGAACGCCGTTTCGGTTTCGTCGGCGCGGACTTCCAGCTCGGCAACATAGCCCGCGAATCCGGCCAGGACTTGCGCCGTCAAGCTGTCCAGCCGCCGCGACGCCGCGCGCAGACCTTCGGTCGCATCAACCTCGACTTCATTGACCCGATCATTGGTCGCGCGGGTGAGGATATCACCCTCGGCATTCGTCATGCGGCCATCCAGCGCGACAATGGCGCCGGCGTTGGCGCCCGTCTCGCTCGCCCGCGTCGTCTCTTCCGTTGCCAGATCGGCCGCCACCGCCGCAACCGCGTCGGCGTTGTCGCTCGCCTCACCTTCGACCACGTCCATGCGCGCCGTGAGCAGCAGCCGAGCCGCCGCCTCGGCTGCAACCGCGTCCGTCCACGCGGTGTTTTCCGCAATGATCGCAGCTTCAGCATTGCCCAACCGGACAACCGCCCCCTCGATCTGGACGAAGGCGGTTTCGGTTTCGTCGGCGCGGAACTCGACCTCCGAGACCAGGCCGGTAAACCCGGCCAACATCTGCGCAAGGGTCGAAGACAGACGGCGCCGCTCGTGGTCGATATCCGCCCGCGCCAGATCCAGCCGTGCATTGGCCTCGTCAAGCGAGACGCCCAAGCCCTCATCACCGTCGATGCGGTCGATCACCTCTTGCGCCAGACCGTCGAGTGCGGCGTCTACGTCGGCGAGGACGGCGGCGGCCGGGCGCGAACCCAGCCCGACCCCGACATTGACGCTACCTGTCGCGATTATCTCGCCCGACACCGTCACCGCCGCAAGCGCGCGGGCGTCCGTCGACCTCACTCCGCTTTGGGAGATGTAGGCAACACGGGTCTCGACTTGAGCGCCAGGGGGGATACCTTCAAGCACCGCTCGGCCTTCGGCTGGGTCAATGTATCCCCATACCGTCCAGGCCGTGAACGCCTGCCATCCCCCTGCGCCGTCGCCGATGCGATAGCGATAGGTCACTTCGACCAACCGGACGCCTGGCGTTGTGACTTCACCGGCGACCTCTACTGCCGGCTGCGTTTCACCATTCTCGCCGTCAATCGTGATCGGCGTGGCAACCCAATCAGCTTCAGGCGGTTGCGGGAAGGTGTACGGGTCGGCCGGTGTCAGGCTCGGCGGTGCCGGTGGCGTTGGGTCGAGGCCGAGCGCGAACGGGTGCTTCGAGTCTGTCTCGGATCTGAAGGTGAGCGTGACCACGGACGTGAGCGGGTCAAAGTCGCGCTTGAGGACGAGGCACTTCAAGCCGTCCAGGACGAATTCCGGCTCGTCGATCGTGAAGGCGTCACCCGCCTTCAGCTCACGCATATAAGATTTCAGCGGGATGCGTCCGGTGATGCCTTCACGGCTGTCGCAGATGTCATAGACCGCGAGCTGCGAGGCTTGCACGCTATTATCAACAAAGACGTATTCGATGCCGCGCACGCGCTTGCCGCGATCCTCGGTCTGGTAAGCCGCGACCGTCACCTCATCGATCGGCACCATCTCCCAGTCCTGTGCCTCCTGGACGCACTTCGGGACAATCGTGTTGATGCGGCTGAGGCGGGACGCGGCAGCGGAAATCTCGACCGGGCCCGCCGTGTCGCGAGCCGAAATCGTCGCGACCGATGTCTTGGGTGCGCCCCGCGTGACGCATGACAGCAACCCGCCATTCTGTGCGTACATGCCACCGGCTGATTGTAGGAAAGCCAGCAAGGTCTGGTGTTTGTCATCGGCCGAGGTCCACGCGGCCGACATTGTCCAGCCATTGGCATCCGCGACGTTGGCCAACTCGACGAAGGCCGCGACATCGATGCGCGAGGGTGCCATGCCCAACCCGCCAACCAGCTGGCCATTCTCGCGAAGACCGAGGGCGAAGGTCAGCGCGCCGACCGCGCCATTCCTCGTGTAGACCCATGTCGTCGGGTCATCGGCCCGGCAGCTGCCGGCACCGCCAGGATAGGTGGAGTCCTCGCGCGCGTCGTAGCCGAAGATGCCCTCAATGTCCTGGACGACCTTGGGCAGATCGGCGGGCCACCGCTCGCGCTTGGCATCCATCGCGGCCGTGATCATCGAGCACGCCTTGCCGGAAATCCGATGCGACGAATTCCATTGCGGCATCGGCGCGCCGCCTATCGTCGGATCGCTCAGCTGGCCGGGTGTTTGAAGCGCCGTGTCTGGCTGTGTGCCAAGGCGCAGGTCGCGCCAGAAGATATCCTTCCACGTCCCGGTCGTCTGGCGACCATAAGGCCCGCTGAACGAGCACACCTCGCCGTCGGCGCGGAAGGTGCCAAAGCTCTTGATCGGACCTGCGCCGGAGTAAACTGTCACCAGCGACTGATAACGATTGTCCGAACCCCAGGTGTCGCGGTGGACGATCTTGCCCGCCACACCGCGCTTACCCATCACGAACGGGATTGCGGCGTCCGGGTCGGCCGCCCATTCAGTCGGAGATCCGCCCGCACCGACCTGCGGCGCCATGATCGCGGCGACACCGATGTTGACCGAGGTCGTCACGGCGAAAACCGTTGCCGCCTGGGCCAGCGTGGCCGTGCCGGCAGCAGACGCTGCGAAGGCCCCGCCGACATAGGTCACCACGGCGCCGATGGCTGCTGAGAACGGATCAGCCATCGACCGGTACCCGCCACGCGGCTAGATACTGGGTCGGTTGAAGGACGACGAAATGGCCGTCATTCAGGCCCAGCAGTCGGCCATTGCCCACATTGATCATCAGCGAGGCGCCAAACGGCTCCGGTGCTGGCAGCGCGACGATATCCGCCAGCCAGGCCCGCGCCGGCGCGATACGTGTCAGTCCGGCTTGATCAACGCCCTCTGCCAGGCCCGGCAAGTCCAGCCTGCGCAGCGCCCGGATCGCCCCGGCTTCGGAGCGATACCGGACACCCTTCATCAGCGGCAATCCGACGCCAAGCTGATGCAGGGTGAAGCCGATCAGCTTGGCACAGTCATGGCGGCCCCACGTCTGCGGTCGGCCGAGAAAGCTATCGAGCGCCGCTTGGGCTGCGCGTTGGCGTTTGGCTTGATGGCTCATCGCACCACCACCCCGCCATTGGTGACGTTCCCACCGCCGCCTGAACCGCTGGTGATGCTCTTTCGCGGTTCTGCGACCCGCCAAAAGACCTTGCCGGCAACCTGCGGGATATGAACGAGACCATACTCACCCGGCCAGACGGAGATATGAAAGGCATGTGACAGGCGTTGATGGGCCGTCGGCTCGAGCTGCAGCTCGTCATCCGATCCACATTGCAAGATTACTTGCCGCGTCGCTTCGCCGATCTTGAGGTTGGCGAAGTCCAGGCTGCCGATGAACAAACGCTCCGGAGCGCCGATGGCCTGCCCGGTGTCAGGGTCAACAGCGCCTTGCCAGACCCGTACTTGCGATCCTTGCGCGGCTGGCGCGGCCAGCGCCGCAACGGCCCCGTCCGAGGACGGAATGAGCGTGATTTGCGCGGAAACGGCCGTGGTCGCGACGCCATCCGTGATCGTGTCGACGCCGCCCAGGGCGCCATAGGTCACATCGCGGGATGTGAAGTTCTGGGCTTCGCCATCGACTTCGAAAGCCACCATTCCGCCATCAACCAGGCGAAGCGCCCCGTCGGGCAATTCGATCTCGACTGCGGTAAAATGGGTCGATATCGGGTTCGACCAGGCCGCCTTGAGAAGCGCGTCCATCAGTCGGTCTCCTCGATTGTGAAGGAGAGGCCGGACACCATGACGGGCGCACTGACTTTGAACGCGTCTTGAGGCAGCGTCACAAAGCCTTCAATACGCGGATCAGCCAGCTCGACCGTGGCACCATCCAGCGCAGCCGAGCGGATCATCGGGCGGACCGGAACAACCGCCCGGCCAGTCCCGTCCGCCGTCACTGCCGCGCGTGCGCGGTAGACGAAGCGCTTGCCGCCGACGATCACCGACATCCACTGGCCCTTGCGGATCGTATAGCCGACGGTCAGCCCGCGAACGGCATAGCTATTGCCAGTCTGCCCGGCGCCATCGACGACCGGATCGCCGGGATTGCCGACATCAAGGCCGGGCTGCGGTATCGGCGCCGAAACACGCTCGTCCTCATCCTCCAGATCCGTTAGGTCCATCGCTTCGAGATAGCTGTGCGGCAACAGCTGATACGCGATGGCCCAGCGGGTTCCCATGCGCTTGACGCGTGACACCGGCCCGCCGAACACAGGCTTTTGTTCGCGTCGCGCGGTGATCGGATAGGGCGTGATGCTGGCGATATCCAGATCGGCCGGGAGGTCCAGGGTCATCCAAGCCTCCGCGACTGGTCATAAGACCGCTTCTCGGCCACGGCCTGCGACATCGAGTACGCGCCGCCGGCTGCCTGGGTGGCGATGGGTTCGGAAACCTTGCGAACGGCGGTGTCGAAATATTTGCTCTTGTCCACGGTGACGAGAAAGCCGCTGTTTTGCCGGCCATTGCCCATCGAGCGCAGCGCTGAGTTCGGCAAAACCTTGGCGCCCTGCGATGTGCCGATCACCGGCTCCGGACCGGCTTCGCCGACAATGCCGAACTGGCCGGCCGGGATCATGCCACCGTTCGCAAAGAACCCCGCAAACACCTGTGAGATGAACCCGCCAATTCCGCCGCCACCGCCGGTGCCAGCGCCTGTCGAGGCCATGGCATCGCGCGTCTGGAAGATGGCGTCGATCAACTGGTCGAGCGACCGGTCGACCAGGCGGCTGATCACGCGCTCGACGGCGCTGCCGAAGGCCTCCCAGACGGTCATCCCCTGGCGCATGCCTTCACGCATGTCTTCGATAAAGCTGCGCGTCTGGGTCCGGAGAAAATCGATCCGTTCGCGCAGGGCTTCGGTCTCGTGCTCGGCGCTCGCCATCTCGCGCGCCAACGCTTCGATCTCCTCACGCTGCGCCGGCGTCAGTTTGATGTTGGCCCGCATCGCCTGGTTCAGCAAATCGTGCTCATAGCGCAGCGCCGCAGCGGCTTGGTCGGTGAGCGACATCGCCTGGCGCTCAATCTCTTGCGCGGCGATGAAATCGCGGGCACCGCGAACAAGATTGCGATAGGGGTTTTCCACCGCCCGCTCACTGTCGCCTTCACGGGCATTGGCCCGGTCACGGGCGCGGGCAACCGCCCGGTCGCGGGTGCCTCGATAGAAGTCGCCCATCGGGTCGTCGTCGAGCGTGTCGGCCGCGCTGGCTGCCGCCTGCTGCATCACCGAAACCATCTCGGCCGCGATATCGCCCGGAAGATCGGACAGTGCCTCGCCGAATGTATCGGACATGCCCTCAAAGGGGTTGATAATCCGGCCCATATGGACTTGACCGAGGCGGTCCACCTCGACCCAGTCAGGCAGCATGTCGATCAGTCCGTTGATCCGATCGACAGCGCCATTGACCATCGCCTCCATGCCGGCGATCACACGGTTGGCCGCGCCCAGGACCACATCGCCCAGGATGACGGGCAACCGGCTCCAGTGCTCACTAATCAGCTGGAAGGTGCGAATCGCCGGAGTCGCCAGGACACGCCATTGCGCCGCCGTCTGGATGATGGCGCGCCGGAAGCCGTTGATCAGCACATTGCCGACCATTCGCGTTCCTTCGACAATCCCATCCCACACCTGACTGAAGGTGACGCCCAGCGTGTCCAGCGCAGGTTGAATGAAGCTCAGGACGCCATCACCGATCGTCTGAAAGGCCCCCATCATCACGTCACCCATGGTGACGGAATACTTCGTGGTGTCATCAATGGCGTTGGTCATGCCGGCGATACCGACAGCCGCCACACCGACAATCGCGATCAAGGGCCAGAACTTCGTCACCGCGCTGGTCAGCATGCTGCCCATTTCGCGAAAGGCCCGGGCCGCGCCGCCTTCACCAGGTCCGTAGATTTGCGAGATCTGCGGGCCTTGCTGGATCAGCACCATCAAGGGGTTCATGCCCATGGCCAACGTCGTGAAGACGTCGTTCATTTGGAACATCAACAGGCGTTGCTGCATGGCCGTATTGCGGGTCGATCGGCCTAGCTGATCCATTGCGTTGGCGCGGCCGCGCAGGGCAGCGATCGAGGCCAAGGCCTGTTGTCGCTCCCGGCTGATCGCCGCCGACATCTCATCGGCCGAGATCGCACCGACAGCGTGCGCCTGGCGCACCTCTGTCTGGGCCTGCCGGTACTGCCGGATTGCCGCATAGACCGGATTATAGCGCGCCCGCATATCATCCAGCGCGCTGCCATAGGCCGTGATGTCGGTGGCGCTACGCCGAAGGCCACCGGTTACGCCGGTCAGCTGCTCGATGCGCGCGGTCGTCAGCGCCGCCTTCGCCGAAGTCTCGTTGAACGAGGCTTGCACGCTTTGGGCACCGGCCTTGGCGTTGCGCATACCGCTCGCGAGGCCGGCGTCATTGGTCCGCAGATCCAGAAGGGCAACACCAAGGCGCTCAGCCATCATGCGCCTCCTTCGCCCCTTGAACCGGCGGCACAACCGTCACGCCAATGCCCATCGCTTGCAGCGCGGCCGGCGATGCCTGCGCCGCGCGGACCGGGCGGCCGTAAGCGGCCCGCTCAAGGCGCGCGATCGAGCGGTGAAAATCGCCCTTCTCCAGCAGGCCGCTGCCCAGGGCTTGCGCCTGGACGGACCGCAGCGTCTCTTCGGCTTGCAGACGGGTGAGCATGGTGAAATAGGCCTTTACGTGCCGGACGGGCGCGCGGCGCCACCACCAGTCGGGAGACCCGCCAAAGAACCGCTGGAGCCGGATGATGGCTTCACCCCAGCCAATCCGCTCACCGCCCTCGCTGTCGCTCCTGCCAGCCCGGTCGCTTGACGCAGCAGAAGCCCGGTAAAAACCGACACGATCTGCATTCGCTGAAAGCCGGGGATCTTGTCGAACACCTCATCGGGGATCTCGACGAAGGCACGGTGCGCAACCTCATCGATCAGCTTGGCCATCTTCTTGTGGCTAGCCTTGTCATGCTTGGCGGAAAGTTCCCCGATCAGCGCGCCATCGCGAGTGATCTCCTGGCACGCCTCGACCGACAATTCGTCGGGCGCGTAGATCTCGAAGCCTTCGCCATTGATCCTGATGAAGTCGCGCTTGATGGGTTCAAGACTGAGGATTGCTTCGTCGGCCATGGATACCTCCTTCGCCGGGGTGTTCGGTCAGTTGAATGCCAAGACGGGCGCAGACCCGCTCGATCTCGGCCTGGCGCGTTCGAACCGCCTTCAGGCCGTCCTTGTGTCGCCGCGCGGCGCGCTTGTGTTCCGCCGCCGCGCTGTCCAGTTGTCGGTGCTCTGCCGCCAGTGCTGCGGGGTCGATATGCGGCCCGGGCATTACTCTTCCAGTGGGGCTTGGTGCTGAATCACCAGCTGGCCAAAGCGCGCGGCGGCCGTCGCAGCGCTTGGGTCGACAAGCGCCATGTATTCGAACGCCAATCCGGCCGGATCACCCTTCTTGAAGACGGGTTCGGGCGAGGAGTTGAGGTAGCAGACCGGCATCTGGTATTGCAGGTTCATGGCATCGCCATAGGGCGAGTACGCGCCGCGCAGGAGCAGCGCGTGAAGCGCCACGTCATGCCCGCGATAAAAGGGCAGCGCCTTTGAGCCGGCCGTCCCGACGCCGGCCGCCGTGGTGGCAACGGTGGTGCCGGCCAGCGCGAGCGAATATTGCTCCAGCTGCAGGTCGAACAAGGTAAAGCCGACCGTCAGCCCCTCATTCTCGCGAAAGGCTTTCTTGGCACCCGTCAGGCCGAGCGACTTGAACGCCTTCACGTCCTGACTGTGGGCAATTTTCACGCCCTGCTCGTCGTAATTCTCCGAGCCCGTCGCGCCAATCAGCGCCCACGGACCCGCTGGCGCGGCATCGATGGCGGGAAAGGCCGTGCCGACCGGCGCGATATAGGCCTCGATCGGCCCGGCGATGATTTCAAACGGTGCGGTGTTCATCTAAACCTCGTTGAGGGCGTGATAGATCTGGAAAGATTGGAAGGCGTAGGGCCAGTCGGCGTCGCCATCGCGGCCGCTCGAAAACCCGCCCGCCGGCTGAATCCAGTGGATGAGGGCGCCGGCGACCGTCAGGCGCTCGACATTGGTCAGCGCGCGCCGGCATTTGCGGCGCAGCGAATCCGCCTTTGATGGCGTCGCGCCATAAGCGACCAGGTCAAAGCGTTGGGTGTCGTGCTGGACATTGCTGCCCTGGGCGTTGGACACGCCGCCGGACGGCCGGATGACCACGGCGGCGCGGGGCATGTGCTGGGCCTCATCGGCCGGCAGCTCCCCGCCGAACACGCGCGTGCCCAGAACGGTTTCCACAGGGGCATCCGCCTTCAAGACCGCCGTCACGGCGCCGATGATGTCCACGTCTTCAGCCATGCAGCGAGACTAGGCATCAGTCAGGGTCTGAAATATCGGCGCGGCTGCGCGGGCGAGCTATGTCAGGAAAGCCGGGCCACAATCTCTGGCGCGCGCCACCCGGTCAAGGGGCGACCACCTAGAGGCGTTCATAGGCCTTGCGGATGTTGAGGGCGAGCTTGGGATATTCCGCATCGGCAGCCGGGCGCAGATAGGGCCGCGCCGGGATCTTGACCTGACTGACCAGGCGCACGCTTCCATCGGACTGCGGGATGGTCAGGGCGGCACCATTTTTCGGCTTGATGATGCCGCCCAGCTCATGGATGCGGGCGTAAACGACATCCCTCACGCCCCAAGTGCCACGCACGCCAGACTCTTCCCGCGCCGCGTAGTCCGTGATGTCGATGCCGCCCTCCAGCACACCGGTCCGGTTTTGCCAGGCGTGGTTCAACTTGGCGCGCGCGGCCGCACTGGCCATCGTCTTGTTGACCCCGAGGATCTGCGCCTGGCGCATCTTCGAGGTCACGGCATCGCCGAACCATTGCAGATCCTGGGAGGTGGCCATGCTTATCCTTTCGACTGGATGATCAGCTCGCCGGCCGGCAGTCCCGCGCCACCGGAGATCGAATAGTTGACCGTTGCCGTGTCCAGGGCGAAGTCGGCGAAGAGCGCGCGGATCTCCGGCCGGTCATTGATGGATAGGATGAACCGGCCCTTGATCGACGACAGCCGCGCGGCCAGGGCCTCAAACTCGGACCGGCCAAACATGCCGGCGCCATAATCCTCCTCACAGCCCCAATAGGGCGGATCGAGATAGAAGAGGGTCTCCGGCCGGTCATAGCGCTCGATCACCGCCTGCCAGGGCAGGTTCTCGATCACCACGCCGGCCAGCCGCTCATGCACCTCCTCAAGCAGTGGCGCGAGCGTGTTGAGGTTGAACCGGACACCCCGGCCGACGCTAACCCCGAAGTGCCGCCCGGCCACCTTGCCGCCGAAGGCCACGCGCTGCAGGTAGAGGAATCGCGCCGCCCGCTCCAAATCCGTGAGGGTTGCTGGGTCGCAGGCCTGAAGCCGTTCGAACTCGCGCCGGCTGGTCACCTGAAAGCGCAGGGTGTCCATGAATTGCGGGTAGTGGCGCTGCAGGATGCGAAACAGGTTGGCCACATCACCAGAGAAGTCGTTGATGACCTCACAGGCCGGCGCGCTCGTGCGGCGCAGGAAGATGCCGCCCATCCCCACAAACGGCTCGACATAGGTCGCGTGGGGCGTCGCGGCGATCAATCCGCAGATCCGCTTGGCGAGATTGCGCTTGCCGCCGATATAGGCGGACGGTGTTCGGGTCGGCCGTACCGGCCGCATACTGTCAGGTGTCATTCCAATCCTTCCGGAATCGTGAAAATCACCCTGCGCCCCGCAAGGGGCGGCGGATGAAGCATTTCCGGTGCTTGGTGGGGCGATGACGCCAATCTGTAACCCCGCTGCCGAGACATTCGCCTCGGCCATCCGCTGACCAGTCTGCGCCTAGTCCATCCAGGCGATCATCTCCTCTGATGTGCCCCAATCATCGGGGAAGCAGGCGAACTTGCGCTCGGGCGCGTCCTCGCCATTGACCAGGAACCGGTCGACCCGATCGATCTCGGCCTCCGACAGCTCGATGCAAATCGGTTGGTGGTCGCTATCGAACCAGTCATCGCCGATCTTCACGCGCATCAGGCGATCCTCTTCAAGGCGGCTTCAAGGTGTGTGTGCTTGTGCTGAACCTGCCCTTCGACGCGGAAGCGGCCGGCGAAGATCACGGTGCCGCGCCGGTTGGTAATCCGTGCAATCTCGTCGCCCTCATTCACGTCAGCGCCCAGGGCGAACATGACGCGCATGTCCTCGATCAGGGCGGACTTGTCGCCGTCGACGACTTCGCGCGTTGAGTTGGACCAAGCCCAGCACTTCACCGTGGCCAGTGCGACGAAGTCCGGCTCGACATCATCGCCCCAGTCATCTTTGCCGACCGCCTGGTTGCGTTCGACATCAGCCAAGTGGACGAGACGGCCGGAGATCATGTCAGCCCTCCAGCCCGGCCAGCAGGCCGAGCATGTAATTCATGACGTGCTCGCGGCTATTGCCGTCATCATCGTACAGCGACCCGCCCGACTTCGTGCACAGATTGAGAACCTGCCACTCACCGCCACACGGCAGGCACAGGTCATAATGGCGGGTGGTCGGGTAGGACCCGAACAGCGGCCTGCGGCCGACTTGAACATGGACCAGAACGATCCAGTCGCGCCCGGTCTTGTTGCGCAATTGCTGAAGCAGGCCGTTCGCGTCCTCATCGCCGTCGATCCGACGACCGGCAACGACCTTGTCTTCTGACAAATAGACAATCGCCGGCATCACTGCCCCCCGATCGAGATCGGTAGCCACGACAAAAGCCAGATAGCTGCGACGACAACAAGGATCAGCGCCGCTAGCGCTGATGACAACGCATGGCCGATAAGCCTGCGCGCGCCCTCCGGGATTTGGCTGACCAGCCATCCCGGCAGACCTGAAATGAAGAGCCACAGGACAAGGAATGCGGCGCCCAGGAGCCACAGGATCGGTGACATCACGTCCCCCCTTCGCTGCGTCGGCCGAGCGTCAACAGCACGACGCTGAGGCCACAAGAGGCGAAGGCCAGCAGGCCGACCAGAAAAAAGGAAAGCGGGTGCATCTTTTGCCTCAAGCCAGGAGAAAGCCGCCGCGCCGCTGCGCCAGGCTCTCAAGGATCTGCTCACGCTCGGCCGAGATGTTGCCGGACAGCGTGAAGGAATGGTCGCCGGCGCGCTCCGACTTCAGCCCGCCGCGATAGGACAGGTCTAGCTGGACCAGTTTGATCACCGCCTCGTCACGCGCGGCCGCTTCGCCGATCGGCGTGTAAGTGATCGTCACCAGCGGCGCCCAATGGCTGCGCCCGTTCGGGCCGCCGGTGAGGCGCTGCAAGGTTCGACCGCCGTGCAAAATTCGATAGTCCGCCGCGTCAAGCTCGATGTCGGTGTCCGCCAGCCCCGTATCGGCCGGGTCCGATTCCGTGACGGTGATCGCCTCGCCGTCATCGATCGGACGCGCCAGGCGCAGCGTCTTGAGCGTGCGCGCCTCCGGATCGGTCGGGTCGGCCATTTCAAGCGTGATCGGCCCGGCCGGACCGAAGCGGGCGACAATCTCGGCCGTGACGCCGTCGATCATCGCCTGCAGCTCGGTATCCGACAGGTCCGACCCGGTGCGTTCTTTCACACGATCCAGAAGGGCCATTTACAAGGCCTCAGCTGGCGGTTTCGAGAGGGGTGACGGTCAAGCCGCCCGGCGCACTGGCGGGCGGCTCATCAGGTGCGCCAGCCGCCACAATGGCTCGCGCCTGTGTCGTCCAGGACACCCAATCATTGGCGCTTGCGTTGGTTTCCAACTCCGGCGGTGAGGCTGGGTCGATGGCTGCCAGGGCGGCGAAACTGTCAATACCGGCTGCGACGAGCGCCTTGGCCGTCGCCGCGCCGACACCCTTCAGCTCGGTGAGATCGTCGGTCGTCGGGCCGCCAGACTTGTCTCCGTCCGGCTTCTTCGACTTGTCGCCGTCGGGCTTCTTGTCCTTGTTCGGGCTGACCGGCGCGGATTTGCCGCCCTGCCGGCCCACAGCCCCCTCAACCAGACCGAAGCGCTCGGCCGCGGAGTCGGGAATGTCGTCGCCCGGCGCGGCATAGAGGAAGGCAGCATCCTTGTGGCCCTCGGCGACCAGGGCGTCTTTGGCGGCGTTTAGAAACAGGCGTGCAGTGGCTTTCATGATCAGCTCCTATTCGCTCTTCGCCCAGAGGACATGCAGAAAGTCCCCGGTCGTGTCGGTGGTCGTATTCTCAACGACCCCGGCCTTGGTGGCGTGGATGGAAAACTCGGCGGTACGGTCGGTTCGCGTTGGCGGCGACCCGTCGACGATGTGTTCAACCGACAGCAACGTGTCGCCCGGCGTCAGATTGCCATGGACCGCGTGCTCGCCGGCTGCGCCGCCGGGAATGAGGCAGCAGCCGGTTGCAACGGAAAATCCGGAAATGGTGGTCATCAAGCCCTCCGATGGGCAGGAGAATGGGGCGCGCCTTGTGGGCCTTGTTTCAGGCTGGCCCTAGAACCAGCCGCCGGGGGCCTTGCGAGCCGTACCGGACGCCCCTCTCGGGGGTATGAGGGACGCGGGCGCGACGACTGTCGCGCCCGCCAATCTGGATTAAAGGCCGGTGACCGAAGCGAAGGCGGTCGGGCGGAAGAAGACGATGCCCATCCGCGCGTCGGCCCGGATCGTGCGCTGCCCCTTGGTGAACTGCGAGCCGACAAAGCCGACTTGGACGTCCACGCCGCGACGCTCAAAGAGCGAGACGAAGGCCGGGTTGAACGAACCGACATAGCCGGTGCCGGCAGCGTCGGCGTCGCACTGGACAACCGGCAGACCCCACAGGCGTTCCGGCCCGGCTTCGCTCGGATTGCCCCAGATGTAGACGCCGTCGGCGGTTCGCATCAGGCGCACATCCTGCCAGTCTTCCGGGTGGATGACATGGTGGGTCGGCACGGCCCGGCCGGTGACGCGGATCTTGGTCATCGCCTTGTAGAAGGCGTCCGGAACCGGATCAGCACCCTTGGCTTGGGTCTGGATGCCGACCGTGTTCTTAAGGCCGCGCATGTTCGGCGCCGTGCCGTTACCGACCAGGATCTGGCCGTCCAGGCGCTGGCGAATACCGAAGACCAGGCGCGAGTTGATGTAAGACTGCGATTGCTCGACGTCCTCCAGCTGCTCGTCGGTCACCGGGATGCTCGTGCCAACCTTGACGATCGTGCCATTTTTCTCGGTGAGCACGAAGGTGGCTTCGCCATAATCGCCGCCCTCCGCAACCTCGGCAGCCCCATGGGTCCGCGTGGTTTCTTCCATGTAGGGGATTGCCGCCTGGCCGGTGCGCGACATCGGGACGATGTCCAGCAGCTGGATCGGGCGGGTGGCTGCTTCCGTGAAGCCGGGCAGGCGAACGCTTTCCGGCGCCCAGCCGGCCGACGTGGTCATCGCCGCCTTGGAGCCGATCGTGTCGATCGACAGGCCCTTGGCCAGCATGTCGGACGGCAGGTAGTCGTCAAATTGCAGGGTGATGCCGTCTGGCGCGCCGCGCTCGACCCATTCCTGAAAGGCCTTTTCGTCGTGGACCATGTCGCCCAGGGCCTTGAGCTGCTGGACGACGCGCTCGGTGCGCGACTTGTCCCCGCCCGGCATCGGCAGGCCACGGACGGCCTTTTCACGGTCAGACAGAGTGGCGGCGGCTTTCTCGGCCGCTTCCAGCGCTTCGACCTGCTCGACCGCTTCGTTCAGCTCGGCGTCTTTTTCATTGATGCGCTTGACCACATCAATCGTCGTGTGGGCCTTGGCATCAAGGCCGAGGCTGGACTGCAGGGTGTCTTTCGACACCTCCTGGAAGTCGTACTGGCCGTCATTGGTTTTCGCTTCCGCGAAGACCATACCCAGCGAAGTTTGGAGAGCGGCCGCTTTGGCGCGGGCCGCAGTGAGGGTGGTCATGGGTGGTTGCTCCCGTTGGATGAGCGCCGCAGCCCGCGCGGCAGGTCAGATCGGAAGCAAAGCTATTTGGAGGGGGCGGTCGGTCCTATCCGCGCCGGTGCGCGGGCGCTCGGGGCGGATAGGACTGATGTCGATGTTCTGGCGGAAAATCGCCGCAGAATCCAGCCGTCGGGTCCGCCCGGTGGATTTTGCAGGTGAAGGCCGGGCGCGAAGACCCCCTAAATAGGCAGTTTGAACGCGATGGGGCGCGATTCACCGGCTGCCGGGCGCATGGGGTGCAGAGACGCTGCTGACGGCGCTCTGTGGCCGTTAAAATCGCGAAGGGCCATTCCAGGCGCGCAGCGCGCTATCGGGGTCGGTTGTCGGGCGGCCCTGGGAGATCACCCCATCGCCGCCCGCAACCTCAAACCGCGCTCTACCAATTGAGCTACAGACAGCGCCAAGAGACGCATGCGCCGGGGCATGAAGCCGACTCGTCTGACCGGGATCGAACCGGCGTCTCGGGTTCGCGGTGCTCTACCAGGCTGAGCTACCATTCGGGCGGGATTTGAACCCGCGCCCTCCGCGTCTCGAACTATAGAGTGCGCGCCCAGCGCCTGAACGCATCCCGCGTCTCGAACGCTGCCGCAATCCGCTCACCCTCCGCACGGGCCTTGGCCTCGGCATCATCCGGATCGGCTTGGCCGGTCTCCAGCACCGCTTCAAGCCGGGCCTTCAGCTCGCCCAACTGGGCGAGACGCTCTGCTCCCAGCTGACGCCCGTCGCCCTCCCGCGCCGCCTTCACGCCCTCGGCGCGTTCGACCAGGTCATCGAGATCCGCGATGGTCTGGTCGATCTGGTCGGCAAAGGTTCCGTGTGACTTCATGCCCAACGTGCCAGTGCCCGCGCCGGCACCTCGAACCACCGGCGAGACCTCGTGGATGTCGAGCTTCTTGAGCACGCGGACAACCTCGCCACCTCGAAGCTCCTGGCGGGCATCCATCACGCCATAGCCGTAGGACCATTCCTGCGATGGCTCACCCTTGGCGAGATCGAATTTGAGGTGAGAGTGCCAGTTCCGACCATCATCGGTGTCGAGGTTGAGGTGCAACTCCGCGTAGGCAACACCCTTGGCCTCGTAAACCCGCGCCTTTCCGAGCGGCAGGGCCTTCCGATTGTGTGCGGGGAGGATCGGCACCCATTGCCCGCCTTCCTTCCAGCCGAATGCTCCTTCCTCATAGGCGTCGCCGTCGTGGTCGACCGCCGACAAGGTTGCGATACGGGCCAAGCCATGGCCCGCGTCGTCCATCTGCTCGACAATCAGGCTCTTGATCTCGGTTTTCATGGGTCAGTCCTCCTCATCGTCCAAGCCGAAGTGCGGCGCAAAGGACAGGGTTCCATTCGGATGCTCCGCATCGGCCATCTCACGCGCTTCTGTCGCGCTGACGATCGAGCCGTTGCGGGCCATGTGGCTGGGCAGTGACCGGCCCGGCCCGAGACGGCCGTCGATCACCATGAATTGTTCGACGCCGGCCGCGCGGCCGCGCTCGATCGTCGAAATGTTCTGGGCATACTTCGTTTCCGTGCGGGCAATGGTCCGCGCCCGCGTCTCGGCCGAGCCCCACGGCCCGGCTTCAACCTCACCGGCAATGCGGGCCACCAGCTGTGTCACACCTTCACCAGCGGCGCGCCCTTCTGCGAGCGCGTCGTAAAGCGCACGGCGCGTCTGGTCCGAGATGTCGATCAGGCCCGCCCTGCGGCCACCGGCCGCCACGATGGCCCGCGCCACCGGATCAGGCAGACGCCCGGACAGGCCGGCCAGCTCGCCAGCTTCGGCAATCGTTCGCGCGACTTCCAGGAAGTGCTGCTCGAGCAGCCGCCGGAAAGTGGTCTCGTGGGCCGGAATGCCCAGCGCTTGCAGGATCTGCTCGATCAACAGCTCGTCCGCTTTCTCGCCGTCGGCCGGCCGGGCCTTGGCGATCGTCGGATCGGCGTCGATGAAGGGCTGTGCCGCCTCACGAACGGCCGCGCCGAGACCCATGAAGAAAGCCTTGAGCAGGCCTTCAACCTTGGCGATCTGGCCTTTCTCTGCGCTCGCGACGACGCGGGCATAGGCCGAGGCCCGTTCCATGGCCTGTGCGCTGGCGCGGGCCTTCTCGCCTTGCGCCTTTGGTGGCGCGATCGCGCGGGGCGGTGCACCGGCCGGTACTTCCAGCACGGCAATCGGCCGCAGATAGACGCGATGAGAGTCGTCCACCGGCAAGCCCCAGGCTTCGCGCGCCTCGGCCACCTGAACGCCGCCACTGCCCAATCGCTTCACCCAACGGTCCGTCTCGCGGTCTTCGTGGTCAGCCAAGGCCATGACTTCGGATGTGTCGTGCGTCACGCGCGTTCCGGCCGGGTTGCCAAAGTCAGGCAGCAGCGACCGGCTCAGCTCGTCGGCGAACATGCGGCAATAAGGCAGAACGCCATTGTGCCAGGCCAGCTTGAGCAGCGACTCCATGGTCGCGCCGACTTTCGTCTGCTGCAGGCCGGCACCGAAACCGACCACAGCGGCCGGCACGCCCAGGGCGGCGCAGATCCGCTCCTCGGCCACGTCGCGAGCGCCGTCCATGTTCATTTGCTGCGGATTGAAGCCGAACTGGTGAACATCGGTCGGCGCGCCCATCACCAGCGGGTCGCCGCGCTTGTCGCCGCCGAAGGATTGCTTGAACCAGACTTTGGTGGCCTCGACATCCTCGGCCGTCGGCAGGGCGCCGGCCTTGGGTGCAATCACCACGCCGGGCACGCCCATATTGCGCAGGAGTGCCGCGACGAAGTTGCTCGCTTCAAGATCCATGAAGATCTCGCGCAGCACGCCGCCGATGGGCGACAAGCCCTTGCGCGGATTGCTTGGACTGATGCCGTGGCGAAAATGCACGACATCGTCCGGCGCGATGATGATCGGCTCCAGCCCGCTGCCGGGCGTATACTTGTAGTGGGTCAGGAAGCTCGATCCGTCCAGCGACCCCAACGGCTCCATCATCCAATGAGGCACATACCAGAGCTGCACCGGCCGACCGGCCCGGTTGCGCAGCTTCACCCAGTACGCGTTACCGTCGAAGCAGAAGCAGACGATCGTCGCCATCCACAGCGCCATGTCGCCATAAAAGGGGTTCGGGTTCGCCACGAGCTTGACCAGGTCGTGATCGGCCAGATCCTCCTCGACACCATCGCGGCGCGTCCGCTTCACGGTCAGGCGCGCCTCCGGCAAGGCCCGCGCAATCCACTGCACAGGCGCGGTGAACACCGACGCGTCCAGCCCGTTGCCGACCTCCTTACGGTAGTCGATCCGGGTGCGACGCATCAGACGCATCATCCCGGCCCCGGTATCTGGCACATGCCGCATCCGCGACAGGGTCGCGTCGACGGCGGCTTTGAGAGCTTTAAGCATCGGCCGGTATCCAGTTCTCGTCGATTGGGTTGTCGCGGCCTGGCCGCATCTCGCCAGCCTCGGTCATAGGTCGCCAGCGAGGGGCGTCACCGCCGAACGTCGCCGCGAAGAAGTTGAGGAGCGCCACCGCCGAATCGGCGTGGCGCTTGCCACCGTCCGAGCCTTCGGTGCGAATATGGCGCGGGATCTTGGCCACACCGCCGATGATCTTGAATTGCCGAAGGTCGCTGCGGACATCGAGGTCGGCCGGCAGCATGATGGTCTTGTCCTCGAACGCCGCCCGAAAGCGCGGCGTGTACTCGCGCAACCAGTCGTCGGACGGCATCAGCTCGGTGATCCGGCTCGGGCCGAATTTCTGTCGCGCTTCCTGGGCGAGCACCATCCCGTTGCCGTTGGCGTCGAGTACGCCGGCACCGAACGCACCGACATATTGAACCAGCCAGAACAGGGCCTGCTTTTGCTGGTCATAGGGACAGGTGCGCAGCTCCAGGATCAGCGGAACATGGCGTTTCAGGTCCTGACCGACGAAGCCGATCGGGTAGGAGCTTCGATCCTGGCGCATGGCGAAGTCGCCGCCGAGAAACCAAGTCAGGCCTTGGTCGCGAAACCGGTCCAGTGCCGGCGCAACCCTCTCGTTGAGGAAGACAGCCATCTCGCCGCGACGTGCCGCTTCAGGCATGTCGACGAAGCCCTCAAAGGGTGGCTCCCACCGCACGACCTTGTATTCGGCCGAGCTGCACGCCTCGATCCATGCCAAGGGGAGCAGCACGCCGTCACCTTCGCGCGGGATGGCGTCCAGCTCCTCGCGCATGGCCTCGGCCCGGCTGCCATAAGCTTTCCGGACGCGGCGATACCATTCTTCCTTGCCCTCCGGCGACGCCTCCCAGCCGCGCACCAGGCAGACACGTTCATACAGCCCGTTCGCAACTGCATCGTCGAACGTGATGCGATGGATCGAATAGTCGTAGAGGCCCTGGTGAATTTCCTTGATCAGCTCGTTGAACGGGTTGAGGGCACCGTTATGCGTTGAGATGATCCGGATCGTGCCGCCCCAGATCAGCAGGGCATTGCACGCATCAATGACAGCCGCGACGTTGCGGTGGAAGGCTGCCTCATCGATCACGACGCGCCCTTGAAGGCCGCGAATATTGGCCGGGTTGCTGGACAGGCCGACGATCTGGTTGCCCGACGCAAAGCGGATGCGATAAGCGGCGATGTCCTTGCTGGACCCGTCCCCTTGCACATCCGTGAAGACAAACTCCTCAACGTCCAGCAGCTCTTTGGCCACGGTCTTTGCGAACCGGGCGGCGACCGCCACAAACTCCAGACCCTTGTCCTTGGTGTCGCCGACATAATAGGTGTGATCACCGCCTGCACTTTTCGCCGCCATGGCGATCAGCGTCGAGTCCAGCGCCTCGGCAAAGGTGATGCCTGTCCGGCGCCCCTTCTCGCCCAGCTTGAGCGGGGACTGGTCGGCGATCCAGGCGCGCTGGTGCTCCATCAAAATGCCGTCGGCCAGAGGATCGAGATCCTCGGGCGGCATCATGCCGGGAAATACGTCGTCGATCGGCGAGCGCGGGACGTCCTGGTCGATGGTCGTCGGCTCACTCATGAAGCGCGAACCCCGAGGAACTCGCGCCGTAGCTGGGCGATGCGGTCGGCCGACAGGCCCGCTTCGCGCGCAATCACTTCGGCGCGATCAGCGCCATCCTCGACGCGCTCATTGAACTCGTCCTGCAGCTGGCGGCGATAGTCGGCCGACGCCTTCTGCGCGCTGGTCAGAGACTGTGTCGCCCGTGCCAGTTCCATCACGTCCTTGGTGCCCAGATTGCCGCCCTCGGCGATCCGGAACGCGGCCATCTTCAACATCTCGGAAAGCGCGATCGTCATCTTGTCAGAGCTGTCAACGCCCAGCATGTCGGCCAGCTCGACCGAGATCCGGCGCGTTTCGTCCAGCTGGCGAAATTGCGTCGACTTGCGGACCGAGTATCGAGAGAAAGCGCTCTTGCTGATCGAGCCGATGCCTTTGTCCGCCAGACGCGCGTTGAACTCGTCCAGCAGGTCGATCTGAAGGCGGCGGCCCTCGCGCAGCTCCTCATTCAGCCACAGGATGTCGCCATCGGCCTCATCGGGCAGCAGGTCCAGCGTCGACAGCCGGCCACGGCCCTGGCGGCGCTGCCTCTTGGTACGGCTGCGACGGGCCATGATCAGGTCTCCAGGCTGGGACGGCGGACAAAGTCGAGGAAGGCCCGGCGCTCGACATGATCCAGTCCGGCCTGCGCGAGATCCGCAACCACGACCGTGCCGACTTCGGTGAGCTTGACCGCGCCCATCTCTTCGAGCTTGCGCAGTTGCGCCCGCACCCACTCGCGTGAGCGGGTGTGGCCGAAAATCTGCAACACATGGCCGAGCATGGTCTCGCTCAGCCGGTTGTCGTTCTGGCTCGCCAATTCCTTGAGAATGACAAGGCGGGCGTCTTCGACCAGGTGCTCTTCGAATGCCATTTCACCCACGCTCCTTCAGTAGGTATTCCTCAATCCGGCGAACCGCGCGGCTCGTTCCCTGGCCGCTTTCTTCAATCCGGCCCAGCCGACCATTCAACTCGCTGATCGCGAGCTTGACCTCGGCGACATCTTCCTTGGTCGGCAGATGCTTCAACTCAGCTTCGACGGCCTGAATACGCCGGTCGTGGTCGACCAGGGCGGCGCCGTGCTCATCCAATTTCGCCCCGTTGGCACGGCCGGTCGCGGTCAGCCACGTGTAGACAATCGACCCGATCGACAGCAGCGTGGCGAGAACGCCAGCCCATCCCTTCACCTCATCCATCGGCGTGCATTCTCCCCGTCCTGCGCACAATCAAGGCAAGTCTTCGCGGCCGGATATGCGGCGCGCCGGGCTGGCGAAATCGCCTCCCCGCAAGTCCTGCAGTCATCACAGCCATCGCCATCCAGGGCGGCGCTGATGCGTCGGACGGCGAAGTCGCGTTCGGCAGCAACCTTCGCCTCGGCGCGTTCGATTTCGGCGTCGCTCGGCCCCATCACACTCTCCCCTTGAAGGGGTGACAAAACTTGTCGCACGAGGCGGTTGGGGGCGAGGCAATTACAGCGTCCAGTCGCATCAGGTGCGGCGCCTCCGCACGATGAGGACCGCGATGGCGATCAGGACCAGGCCGGCCGCGATACCCGCAAACGAAAGGCCAAACCCCTGCACCGGATCGGCAATCGACACCGGAGCCGATACCGGCGCGATTGCGCCCGCCACAACCAGTCCGGCCACACCGACCGTCCCGACAACTCCGGCGGTCGCGACATCGCCGGTGGTCGCCACAGGCTCGACAGGCGGCGCGTTGGCCGCATTCTCGCCCGCACCGAACCGGCGTCGGCACTCGGCCAGCGCCGCGCGGACATCATCAACCGTGACATGGGCGCTCTGGCCGCCGTAGTGGCCGACGCCTTCAGTCGTTGGCAGGCTGGCCCACTCGCGTGCCAGCGCGTTGATGAACTCATCTTCCGTGCGCGAACCCGAGATAAAGCGATCAAAGCCGCGACCGATCAGCAGCTGCACCGCGAGGCGGTCCTGCATGAAGGCATCGAACAAGTCGGTGGGGTTCAGGCCCTGGTCCTGGCGCAATTTGCGCAAGGTCGTGCGGACGATCTGATACCGGCCCAGGGCGGAGGATTGCCACTTGTTGTCCGGGTGGCCGAGCATGGCTGTCTGCAGACGATCAATCTCGTCCAGGGTCATGCCGCACAGGAAGCGGTCACCGCCCGTATAGCGGCCATAGCCGAGGGTTTCGTTATAGCCCTCGCGCCGGTCGGTCCCTTCGGAGCGCCCGATCAGGTCCAGTAACGGCCGGTAAAGCGTGAAGATTTCAGACATTGCTGGAGGCCGTCCCTGCCTTGTTGCCGAAACCCTCCCCGGCTAGCTGGGCCGAAGGAGGGCGATACGGTGGCAAATTTGGCAGCTTCAGCGGTCCGCGTTCATACGCGCGGATGCGCGGGCTAGGCCCGGCTAGAAGAGTTGGGGTTGTTGGTGGGTTTCGCGAGGGCCGAGCCATCTGCGCACGGTCGCGACATCGGCGCGGACTGTGCGGGCGATCTCGGCATAGTGCGCCCCGCGCGCGGCCATCGACCGGGCGATCCATTGCCGGGCCAGCGGAACTTTGTAGTATCCCGCGCCCATCGCGTCGGCAAGCTTCTCAACCCGGTCAGCGCCGATCGTGCGAGCCGCCAAGCTGCGCGGACTCGATTTGATTGGCAAGTAGATGTCTGACCCGCCAAGGGCGAGGAAGAAGCGTTCGGCTTCCTCGGCGCCCAGGGCATCAACATAGGGCTGCAGATTGGCCGGGACTTGTTCGGCGTCTCTCATGCTCTCAGCTCACTTCTCTGCCGGGCGGTGCCGGCGTTCTCGTTTCAAGGCGCAAGGCCTCGGCCGTGAGAGCCTTCAGGCGGGCGATCAGCTCGACGCGCTTATGGCTCATTGGGGGAAGCCGCTCGATCCGTTCCATCAATGCGGTCCGGTCTGCGGCAATGGCTGCCAGCGGCGCATCCTGACGCCACGTCAGAAGGGGCGCGCCGCTGGCCATGGTCAGGCTGCTCGCTTGATGTCGCGGAGCAGTCGCCCCAACTCGTTCATGACAGCGTGCCATTCGGTGTCGATCACCGTGGCAGGCGTCCCGTACTTGCGAGATTGCATCCACAGCGTCAGCGTCTGGCTCCGACCGGTCAGGTCGGCCTGCGTTGGCACATGTGTCGGCAGATTGCGCGCCATCTCCCGTTTGAGAATGGCGAATTGCGCCAGGGCGATCCGGTAGCCGGGTTGGCAGGCCCAGGCTTCGGCATGCCGGCCGGGGTCCCATTCCACCCCGGCCTCCCGCGCCATCCACGCCTTCAGCGCTTCAATCGCCTTGGCCGCATCGTCCGGTTCGTGAACAAAGCGGACATGCTCGATGCCCGTCTGACGATGCACGAAGGCGATCAGGGCCGAGTCCTTGCGGTCGCGGACCAGGCCGAGGTTCCAGCCCGCAATCCACAGCGCCTGCAGCTTCTTCGCGTAAGGCCCTTCAAGGCGCTTTTTATGCCCCGTTGAACCCGGACCGAACCCCATCTCGCGGAAGCGGGCCAGCACCATCTTGCGCTCCCCGTCCGACATGTCCTTGCCGGACGTTTTGCCCGTCACCTGTTTGAGGACGGCCCGATAACTGTCGTCATCAAGGCCGAGCTGCTTCTTGGCCACATGCATGGCGGCGAGCGCGCTCATGACACGCCACCAGAAAGATAATCGTCAAACAGGTCGGGATTTGACGACGCGTCCCTCATGGCCTTGAGCGACTCGCGCTCTGCCCTGACCGCTGCGCCATAGCGGGCTTCAGCCCTCTGCATCACCTCGGCGGCAGCCGACAGATCGTCGTTCGCTTCGTGGAGCTCCTTGTTCGTCTCGACGAAACGGATAACCAAGTCGCGGAATGCGGGTTGCGCGCTCATGACCCCTGCTCCTCTGACCGCCGGATGCCCATTTCCGGCCCTTGCTCGCCGACGCGAACGGGGGACGCCGATACCGCCCCGCCGACGAAGTCGGACGGGTGCTCGGCCTCCATGTGCATTTTCAGGCCCTTCTTGCCGCGCAGCCTGCGGCCACAGACCGGGCACAACGTGCGTGCGCCCGACCGGCTGCGATGACGCTTCGTCGTCATGACGGCAGCCCTCCGCCGGTGGTGATGTGGGTCATCGACGGATCGCCCAGATAGGCCTTGCCGGCCGCATCACGGCGGCAGGGATCACACATGCGATTGTGCGGGCCATCCGACATGAAAGAGCGCTCGCAGGTCAGGCAGGGCCGTTCGCTGCGGCGTCCCTTCCGAATGAGGCTGTCGGCGCGCGTGATCGCTTCCTGCCGGCAGTCATAGAGGCCGGAGACACGCTCGCCGCGACCGTTGAACACGGCGTATTGGTGACGCCCCGCCGTCTGTACGGTGTAATCGAGAGTGCTCATGACGCCCCCCGCTCATCAACGCAGGCCGGATTGGCGGCGAGCCAGGCCTTGGCCGCAAGGCGAGCGCAGGCGATCTGGAAGCGTGACTGCCAGCCATAATCTTCGGTGCCGCAATAGTCCTCGACGCACTTCGCCGCCGCCAAGACGCCTGGGATGGACGGCTCATTGCCGCGAAAACACTGCGAAAAAAGCTCCCTGAACTCTTCCGTCGGTTCGCCATATTCTTCCGCCTCCCGCTCAAACACCTTCAGTTGAGCGCGGGTCTTGTCGACATCAATCGCCATCGAGGCGTTGGACTTTTCGAGCTGGTAGGTGTCGTCGCCGCCCGACAGCCAATCCATGGCTGAGCGCATGGACTGGAACGCTTGGTAGTGGACAAAGGTGATGGTCCCGATATCGCCACCAATGAAGATGTGGCCCGGCACCCAGCAGACGAAAAACCAATAGGCCGACTTCTCCGGTGTCGAGAAACGAAAGCAGGTAGACTGATCGGTCTGCACCACATGACCGGCGCAGCTCTCGGTGGCGCGTTCTTGAGGAGTCATGATGCACCGCCTTTCGCCTTGGCCATGTCGATCGTCACGGCTTCCCAGGACGCGTCCGGCGCCGCGCGCTCGTAGAAGCGCAGATAGGTCTTCGACCCGGTCACCCGCATCGCATCGCGGATCGCTTCCATCGCGCGCAGCCAGCGCGGGTCTTCGATCTCCAAGCGCAGCAGCATGAAAATCTCGCCGCGATTGACCTGGTCGGGCCGGTCAGTGTTGAAAGCCCGCGTCACGATGGCGCGAAGCTCCGGCCGGCTGTCCGCCGCCCATTCATTCAGGCACTCGTCAATCAGCTGCTTGGCGATCTGCAACTGCGGGCCGAAGTCGATGTGATCGGCGACCGAGACCGAGACTTTCATCAGGCCGTCAAAGCTCTGATAGGTCCGGTTTCCCTTCTTGCCGCCGCGCGTAGAGCCGTATTCCTGCTCCAGCAGCGCGTCGAACTCGCCCAGGTCGGTGAAGGTGTGCCCGCGGAATCGGGCAATCTGTGCCGACAAATCGCGGGCATGCCCCATGATCTTGCGGATCACTTCATCTTCCAGCTTGTGGGCCGGCTTGATTGCCTCGACCGGGACCAGGCTGCCTTTCGCGTCGCGCATATAGCGGCTGCCATTCACGATGGTCTCGCCAGGCTCGGTCAGTGTGTTGAGTTGCGACATCACAGTGTCTCCTCGTCAGGTAGGGAAAAATGGAAGCCAGGCTTGCCGTCCCGCATTGCTGCCAACTGGAAGGCCAGGCGGCGCGCGGCCGGCAGGAAGCACGGATCGATCGCCGATATCCGGACGCGTCGATCTGTCAGGGTCGCGCCGGATGGCACGACGCAAATCACGCCTTCCGGGATGGCCAGATTGCTCATGACATCGACGCCCCAAACCGAGCCGGCAGGCACCGGCTCGACGGCGCTGTTCGTGCCAAGATGGTCTATGCCTTCGTGCATGACGGTCCCTCCTGCCAGGCTGCGGAGAGGGCGAGCAGCGCTGCGATCACGCTTTGGATCGACGCGGCCTCGTTGTGGGTGTTGAGGTCTTCAGACAGTCGCATCCCGGCGCGGATCGCGGCCTCGATCATCAAATCGATCCCGGTCACACTCCCGGACGCAACAGCCTGTTCGTCCGGCTCGACAACCCGCTCTTCGCGAGCCTTTTCGTTCCACCTGAGCTTGGAGACCTCGTTCTCCAATTCCAGCGCCAAGCGCTGAAGCTTGTCGATGTCGTCGCGAACCATGGCGATGCGGTCCGACATCATGTGTGTCATGCCGTCAGCCATCAGACCGTCTCCACATCGCGATTGGCCCAGGCCGATTTGAGATCGACGAGGGAGACATCGCGCCCGCGCCCTTCGGCTGTCAGGCGGGCCAGCTTGATGGTCATGTCGATCTGTCCGAGCGCGCCGGGCTTCAAACCGACGCCGGTCAGGAACTCGACCTGTTTGGGATCGGTGACGCCCCAGGCGGTCAGGAAGGACGCCAGATCCTCCTTGCTCGGCTTGTCGCGGCGGATGCGCCGGAAAACACGGCGGCGCAGCTGGCCATACTTGTCGCCCTGGCCCCAGCTTGAGAAGCGGCCATAGGTCTCGCGGTTGCCGACCAGGGCGATGCCGCAGCGATAATTGTCGGTGAAGCAGCGAAGCTGGTCGATGGCCTCATCCGAGAGGTTCTGCGCCTCATCGATGACCAGCAGCGTGCCGTCGCCGACGCGCTCGATCCGCTTGCCGATGGCCCGGACCAGCTTGCCGGATGATTTCTCTTCAACGCCGAGCTCGGCGGCGATCTCGGCCAGCATGTTGTGGATCGACCGCGTGTGCGGTGTCATCGTCACGAGAAAACTGTTGGGCCGGGTCGCCACATAGCGCCGCGCCGCGACCGTCTTGCCCATGCCGGCGTCGGCCGTGATCATCACCATGGCCGGCATGACCTGAGCGATCGACAGCGTCGACATGACCGATTGGGCGAAATTCAGGTCGAGGAAGTCCGGCGATGTCGGCACGCTCGCGGCCAACTCCTCGACAGCATCGGCCTGGTCAAGCCAGTTGCGGATTTTGCTGCTGACCGCCGCGTAGCTGCCAGCATACTTGCCGCTCATCCACTGGCTCAGCGTGCCTTGCGCAACGCCGCTCTTGCGCGAGATTTCGGCCTTGGACCAGCCGCGCGCTTCTGCGAGCGCGTTCACGCGTGTGACCAGATCGGCCCAACCGTCTCGATCCGCGACCGTCGCGGTGGTTGTGATTGAAGTATCTACCATGTACGTCTCTCCGTCTTGCTATGGATGGCTTTCGCCGTTCAGCCCTCCGGCGTCCCTGCCAGGACGCCGGAGGGAATTTCTTCAGTCCCTCATGAGCTTTCGGCCCATCAGGCTGGTCACGTTGATGAAGGCGGCTTCGTCCTCGTCGGACCATTCGGCGCGCTCGTGGGCTGGCGCGGCCGGGCCTTTGGCGGACGCCAGGCGCGTCACGGTCGGATAGACCGGCTCCTCAACGGGGTCGGCCATCGCTGGCGCATAGACCCGCGCCAGCTCCTCCGGCGTCATGGTCACATGCATGGCTGCCAGCTCTTTTTGCTTCTTCAGGAAGTCCCGGCGCGCCCGCTCATGGCGGTGCGCCGCTTCGGCATCGAGGAAGTTGACGGCCTCGACAGCCTGGGCGTCGGCCAGCTTCACCCCGTCCATCGCGAAGACCTCGACAGGCAGGCTCAGATTGTCCGGATCAAACCGCACGCACACCTTCTTGCCGGCGTGCTGGATCATCGTTTCCGACCAATACCGGTTGCCCATCAGGTGGATTTCGCCAGATGGCTTGCGGGCGGTGATCGCCTCGGCCGTCAGCAGCCACAAGGCGCGCTGGGCTGGGGCGGCACGGCGCACGACCGTCGCGTCATCATTCATCGACGCCTCGAATGTCGCGTCGAAACTGCGACCCTTCGCGGTGCCTGTATTGCGGCCTGCGCGGGCGTTATGCTCCAGCAGGCAGCCATGGGCCGCGCGGCGGAACGTCTCATAATCAACGGCGCGGGCGCCGTAATTGTCGGGCTTGGTTGTCGGGCTGTTGCCTGTATAGGCACCGTGGAACATCGGGTGCCGGGCAATGTCGTCGCAAAGGTCGCGGAACGCCCGCTCGATGGGCTTTGACTGGCCGGAATAGGGCTTGGCCCAGTGAACCTTCACGCCGAGAAGCGTCAGCAACCCGTCCGGCTCGTCATCGCGTATCTTGAAGCGGAAGCGGCTCTTTTGCCCGCCCGTGATCCACTTCGACGCAAACGACCGGCCATTATCCAGGACGATATGTTCCGGAATGCCATAGCGCTCGATCATGTCGCCGATCGCGAGACGCACCGCGACCTTGTTTTCGGTCTCATCGATGCGCCAGCCAACAAACTTGCCCGAATAGACGTCCTGCAAAGCTGTCAGGACCGGGCGGAACACCTTGCCGTCCGGCTTTTTCACCATCACGTCGAAGCGGTGGCCGTCCATGTTCACCACCTGCATGGCATGAAGGCCGTCCTTCACGCGCAGCTGCGCGGGATAGAGCGCCTTGGCCATGTCCCGGCCTTCGCGGCGTGTCGCCACCACGCTCTGCTCGACCTCGGCCGCAAGACGCCGGCGCATGGCGCGGCTCGATGGAATGGGCGACCAGCCTTTGGCTTCGGCCAGCTTTTTCAGGCGCCGGAAACAGGCGTTGAAGCTGGGCTTCTCCGGCCGCAGGAAGTCGGCCTTGATTGTGGCCAGCGCCTCGGGATGGCATGGCCCGAAAACCGCCGTCGGCCGGTAACCAGGCGCAAGGGCCGGCAGCCAGTCGGCATGCGGCACGTCGCGGACACTGTCCCACCACCGCTGCAGTGATCGGGTGGACACGCCGGACACGGCCGCTTGTTCCGTTATGGCCTCGCCCTTGCGAGCGCCCGTCTTCACCCGCGCAGCAACCGCCTCGACCGCCGCCAGGCGCTCCGCTGCGGCGTCGCGATTGCGTTGCGACGTGGCCTTGAAAACATCCCACAGCGGGCCGGTCCGCTGATCCGTCTCGGTGACCAGGGCGCGTTCGCGGATCATCTCCTGCGCCGTCACCCGCATCAGCTGGCCGCGCACCTCCAGCGGCCACAGCGAGATATGATATTCCCACCCGCGCTTGCCCTGCCGGGCCTTGCCGTCCAGATCGCGCCAGCCGGCGCGGACGATGAGGCCGTTCCAGCCCTTCTTCGTCGAGACAGGCGCATTCTCGATGCCCAGCTCCAGCACGTCTGCAATGGTGAACCACTCACGCATCGACGGTCAGCCCTCCCGACGATTGCTGTTAAGGCCCAAAAACGATGCCAGGGACCACTTGGTCGAACGAACCGGTCGTTGCGGGCGGGCCTCTGGCGCGCCCTCTTTGGGACGCGTCTCGACAGTGATGATATCTTCCGCGTTCAGCCGGGCCTCGAACTGGGAAAGACACTCGTCGGTCAGCGAGGAGAGCTTCACCTCATCAACGCGGAGACGGACCTCTACGCGGCCGACCTTTTGCGCCTCGGCCTGCTCTCGCCGTCCTGTGACGACGTAGAGGACATCGAGGCCGATCTCATCCCAACGAGCGAGGTGACAGACCTTTGGTGAGGTCGCACCCTTCTCCCATTCGATGAGCGCCCTCTTTGAAGCCCCCACCGTCTGCGCGAACGCTTCTTGGCTTGCATCCAACCGGATACGTTCTTCGCGCAATCTGCGCCCGACAGCCGCGCTCATCATGCACGCCCCAGGGCTTCACTCATCCGTTCAGCAAGGGGCCGCTCTTCGACGAGCCCCAACCGAACCGCAACCCGCCGCGAATCGCCGCGTGCGCCTTTCAGGCGGCCGGACAGCACGCCATAGACCAAGGAAGATTCGACACCGAGTTCGAGCGCGACCTCTTTGATCTGCACGCCCGCTGCCCGCAGACGGGCGCGAACCTGTTTCGCTTTTTCGCTTCTTGTCATATCATCACCTGTGAAACACACTATTGGATAACGTCACACACATATGAGTGTGTCAATGGGGGTGATATGTCAAAATGGGTGTCAATCTAGTAAAAATGGGTGCTCGGCTGAAAGAGGAACGCTTGCGACTGGAAAAGACGCAACGTCAACTTGCCGACATTGGCGGCCAAGCCGTGAACTCCCAGTCGCTATATGAGCGTGGAGAGCGCGCACCAACTGGAGCATACCTCGCTGAGATCGCTGCGGCCGGCGCCGATGTCCTCTACATTGTCACTGGCAAGCATGCGGATTCGGGTGCTGGCATTTCGCCAGGCCAAGCATTGGAGACGATCACTTCAGCAGAATCTGAGTTGGAGAGCACCGGTGCCCTTAACGGGGACATCGCCGACAAGGTCATAGCGATTGCGTGTGACGACACTCTGGATGACCCGATCCGTGCCCGCGCCGACCTCGTTATTCGGTTTGCGATGCGCGACACCGACGCCGACAAGGCGGCGGAGTTGCGCCAAGCAGAGCGTCGCAAACGGGTCCAGGCCGAGATGGATTGGTCAAAGGCCGTCGTCGCGGATGCGATCCAGGCAGCCGGCTGGACGCCATCGCCCCAGGTCGTCGGTCACCTGGTGAATCTGGTTCGGCTCTACAAGGTCGAGGGGGATGTAATCATGTTGCTGCTGCACGACCTCGCAGCCTTGGTGCCGGATCAGGCCTGACCGACCGAATGCACGCTTCTCTTATTTGCCACAGCTGTGCTACCGATGCGTGTTGAAGCGCCATGGCAAAAGGGGATCAATGGCATGACACCTGAACAATACATGATGATCGACACGCGTGTCGCCGCCGAAAGCAAAAGCCTGGGAACAGCCTTCCTGCTTTGGTTCTTTCTCGGCGTCTTCGGCGGGCATCGCTTCTATCTCGGCCGGCCTGGTACGGCCCTCTTGATGATCCTCGCCTGGCTGATGTTTGCCGTCCCTGGCTTCATCTGGTGGGTGGTCGATGCCTTCCTGATGTCCGGCATGATCAAGAGCGACAACAACAAGCTGCGCGCACGACTTCAGACCGAATTTTCGATGATGAATTCAGCCCGCGCGCCGGCTCCTGCAGCCACCGTTGAAACGGCCTGA